GGTGTCATATGCGGAGTATCTGTGTCGTATGCCATTTTGTAAACAGCACGCCAATATCCAGGTAACTGTTCACCTGTTGGACTTAGACTTCTATTGTAATTGTAGGTAAAACCATTTCCTTGTGTAACAAAATCATTTGAAGTATAATCAAGGTTGCCAACTAAAGGTAACCATTTAATAAAATCACTAATCATAATTTTATCTAATGATTTTTTTGAAACATTGCCGTTTCTATAGTTGCCTTCAATATAATCATGAATGTTAAAAACATCTTGATCGTAAGTTATTTTTAAATTGTTATAGATACGTTTTTCAAATTCTAGAAGAAGCTGATCTCTATAGTCATTATATGCAACAGTAACACTTCCGTCGTGTCCCTTAACTACATTTGTTGGAGTTGAATAACTAGAGTCGCTTTCTATGCAAGGCATAAAACTAGGATACATACCAAGTTTAGTTGGTGTCATAGGAATATAACTTCCTTCTGTAGTATCATATTCATAAATCTTTATTACATCATCTACAGAATTTGCTTTTGAAATATCTACAAAACCATTTGTTGTAAAAGTATAATCTAAACCATAACATAATTGTTCATCGTTTATATACACGTTAACTGCTTTTCTACTCAATTTTGTAATGTCAAATACTTGTGATAATGCATAGTATCTGTTTCTGTTGTCTACAACAGTATATTCTAATATTTTTGCTCCACCAAATGCTAACATGTCTGTGCTATGGAAAGGCATGTTAATAGTTTTATTTTCTGTCAATGATTCTAGAATCATATCACAATGTTCTTTTACCGGGCCAACAAAACTACTTCGAGTAGCAGCAGAGATAAATTCTCTTTTGAATTTGCTATATTCTACTTTTGCTAATCGTATTGCTTTTACAATATTAGCATCTTTATCTGTCAAATGATATAATGGTAAATTGATAGGACCACTATGCTGTAAAAATTTACGGCCATATTTTGATACTATTCCTAAATCTCTTAAATTACTGCGGCCTGGCTGCATACCAGTAAAAGCAGGTATTTCAGCAATCATACCTTCAACATGATCATTTACTTGGCCTAAAGTAAATTCAGTAATATTATTGTTTAGTGGATTTCTTTCTAAATTGTATGGTATTTCGTAATGACCAGATTCTGTTTTTAGTGCAGAACTTTTTGTTTTTATTATTATTACATCGTCGGTCTCTAATTCTTTAACTAGATTAATTTTTCTAATTTCTAAATCATCAACAAAATTCCAATCTACTCCTTGAATTAAAAATTTATTATTAACAAAAACTTTACATATTAAATCTGTTATTTCTGCACTGTTTTTATACACATCAATTGGAAACCTATTTGCCATTTCTTCGCCAGTGTATTTTCTTACAATGTATTGGCTACTAATATCATTTGCTTTGGTCCAGCCATTGCAATAATAAACTATTCCATCTTTGCTTTTTTGCAAAAATAGTTCATCGCTTTTAGCATTTAGGATTACGTTTTCTGATTCATACTCATAACTTTTTGTAAGTAATGGAAAATCAAAAACAATATCACCAACGTTATTAATATTTTTATATGCTAAGGGAAATCCCAACTCACTATCATTTGCGCCTGCTCCAACTCTATAGGCAAAAATCTTGTTTCCATTAAAACTTGTTGCAGGATAATATGTTGGATCGCCAACACTGTATCCGTTGCTATCAAACAAATCAAATTGTGGACATTGGTTGATGCCAGTTTTGTCTTGTGCGGCCTTCCATTCTATTCCATCATAGTAGAACATTTTGCCTGCATTTTTTACGCCGTCTTTTACTAGTATAGTTTCATCTAACAATGGATTAGTATCAGTTGTTTCTATCAAACTAATTTGTGTTCTGTTATTATGAAGTAAAAATTTTACTTCGTATATTTTGCCATTTACTAATGTATCAGGATCAGCTGTAAATAAAATACGCATGCCTTCAACAATACTAATACCATCGATAATATATCCAACCTGTCCTTCAATATTACTAAAAACATCTTTTGTAAATGTGTCAACCAAGTCAACACTTGACTTTGCTTTTAATCCGTGGTTGAATAATCTGATGTTTGGTTCAAATTCTATAATTGGACGCTTTGCTCTAAGAGCTTCATCTAATCCTGAATCTTGTTTGTTTAGATTTGCAGCAAGTTCAATTACATCTTTGTGAAACCATCTATTGTATCTGGCCCAACCGTTCTTACTTTCATCCGCTCTAGATATGCAGATGTAATCTTTTGTGCCGGCAAAACTTTTTGCATCACCAAATGGCACTCTGTCAAATCCGTTTGTGTCAAAAGGTATTAAACTATCCTGTGTAAATATTGCAGGAACAGTCAAATCTTCTGCGGGTATTAATTTTATACTTTCGCCTACACCTTCTACATAATATAATCCTTGTGCATACATTTCAGGCAATACGCTGCCTGTAAAATACACTTTCATGCCATTAGTGAAATCCCAACCATCACTAGTTCTGTAAGTTTTCTTGCCAAGTATTTCTTCCTCAACATCTATCTTAGCATTATCTTCAACATCAAATATATTAAACACACCGCTTGTGTTAATATCATTTTGACTTACATAAAATAATGTTTCAGGAGCATTCATAGGAACTGTGAATTCAAGAATACCTTTTTCTATAAATCCACTGTCAATTGCATATTCTCTAAATTTTAATGTTTCTTGATCTGTTGGATCTATATCAACTCCGTCCTCATAAAGAGTTGTAATCAAACTACTGTCTATAACATCAACAGCTGGCTGAAATGCTCTGCTAGTGGCAATAGCAATCGGATGACCAGGACAATCAACTTCAAATCTATATGTTTGTCCTCTAAATAATTTTATTGTTGGATTTCTTGTAAGTCCGTTTGGTGTAAAAAGATATGCTGTATTATCATCATCAATAACAGTTGAAATACTGTATGTGCTTCTGACAGATAAACTTTGTCCTCTTACAGGAACTTCTTGTGGACCATTTGGCAACCAATAGTATTCTCTAAAGTTTGTAAATTTATCCCAATCTACATGTGGATCCCATGCATAAAATTCTTGTCCACTTAGCAAACTTTGATCTTTAGTGGTTGATCTGAAAGTGGATAATTGTCCTATGTAATCATTATAATCTTTATAAAAATCAACATTTCCAATATTATCTTTTATTACTACCGCAGGTTCTAACTGATAATTTTCTCTATCGGCACTTACATCAGCCAAATATGTGTCAGATGCTTTAGCTGCTTTTGCTTCCCGTCTTCCTGCAAACGCATTAATTTTTTCAACTACACCAGGAGATGTTACTTGATCAAGTGTGCTGCCTAAGAATTTTTTGTTTGCATCAGTTCTAAAATAACGTGGTAAAAAATTTGCACTACGTTGATCGCTAGAATCGCCAACTGGAAGCGGATATTCGTTTTGTTCGTCGTTATATGCCATTAGTATCCATAGCCTCCGCCGCCACCGCCGGAGCTTCCACCGCCACCTGACGATCCGCCGCCACCAGACGAGCCACCGCCACCTGACGATCCGCCACCGCCACTACTACTACTTGATCCGCTTGAGTAAGATGTTGAACTAGAACTAGAACTCGTGCTTCCTATGATTACTGTTGTAGCTGCTTCACTACTTTGCACTCCTGTGTTTAACACTTCGTCACTTGTAACAATATTTCCTGTTGCTTTAAGTCTACTTGCTGTAATCGCATCTATTATTTCTACATCCTCTACTGTAGCAGCACTTATAAAAATTTCATCATTTTCACTTTTTATTTCATACATGCTACCAAAACTTTGTGCTTCTTGTCTTGGAACTAAAACTATACTTGCTAGATCTGGCGATACTTGTTTTACAATATACGCTGCTAGTTCACTGAAATAAAATGTTTCGCCAAAGTCCCAATTTTCTAGTGCAAAATATTCATTGACTGCATCAATCACTCTAGCTTTTAGATCGTTATCATTAACTACTCTACTTGGATTTTTAACTATTTTTAATACTGCCTGCAAATTACTACTCGCTTTGCTTCCAAATAATGGTTTATACTTAACAGGATGATATACAATTTCATCACTTATACTTTTAATTTTTGCTATATCTGCTCCGTAACTTTGAAACAAACTATCACTACTTGGTGGTAAAACTTCATCTGTAATTTCACCACTTAAAAACTTTCTATAATTTGTATCATAGGTTTTTGTTAACATATAAACATCCATGATATTTGAACTACTTGGATCTATACGTCTATTTTCATTAGCGGCATGACTATAACCAAATTTTAGTTTATTCCTACCTGTATATACTTTGTAATTTGTATTAAGCACAAATTTGTTATTTGGCAAATCTACTGTAAAAAATAAATCTTTTTTCCAATTGTAAATAATAGTGCCGTTTGCATAAGTTGATATTGCATTTGGATCGCCTAAAGATGGCACAACAATATTTTCTTTTTCTGCATCTATGTAATCAAAAACTTCGGTGCCATTTCGTGTGTATTTCTTTGCAAACACATATTTGGTATTTGGAGAAATAGAAGGCTCAATAATTCTTCTAAATGTATCTGGATCATCTATAACACCATCATCGTCACTATCAAAAAATCCAACTTCTAATTTTTTATTGTCTACATATCCGTCAGCATCTCTATATTCTTTTACAACTTGCCATTTGTAGTCTTGTGTAAAAGCTAATAAGCTATTTGGCTGATTGTTATTGCTCAACACTGAGATGACATCTTTTACAATCTGCCCTGTTTTACTGTTATATATTCTATCCGATCCATCATGGTAAAAACGTATTTCGTCATCGCTTTCAAATACATATCTAAAAGAACGTGTTGTTACAGTATATTTTTCACCATTAGTTTCAAACAATAATAACCAGCTTGAATCTAATTGTTGATTGGTATTATCGCCTTGTTTTCCTAAACTGAAATCTGCACTAATATTGAGATTTGTGTTTGTAATTAATCTCCATTGTCTACTATCAGTATCATATCGCAAACCAAAAGTTTTATAAGCAAAAACTTGATCAACAAATTGGACTGTTACATCACCAGATAGAGCACCTACAATCGGAGATATAATTTCAGATATACTTACTCCATCAGGAATAATATCATTGAATACTACTGGTCCTAAACCAGTATCTGGATCTATTATAGTTCCACCTTCATCTACGCTTATAACTTTACTCCAAATATAAGAACTTGATCCAAGATGGTCTGGTTCGCCTGGCATCAATTTATTATTATTTTGTGTCATAAAATGAAAACCTGCAGGTGCAGTAAATTTTACTAGTGCTTCAGGTTCTATATATTTTGGCAAGCCTTGTGTAAATGAACTTATTGTTACTGGTAAACTGTATTGGTCAACAAAAAAGCCAGTTGTCATATTTGTGCTGGTTGTAGTTTGTTTCCAAGTAATATTCAAATTAGAAATACTTGTATTTCTTGGAAAATTTTCATAGTAATAATTTTTTACATTTGCTGATTTCAACTTCGGTATAATTAGATTGTTTATTGCTGCTTCAATATCAGTTTTAGTAGCAAATTCAAAACTATCTAATTCATCAAATTGATCTGAAAACAAAACACCGTCTGCTCCATACATTAATGTATTACTATATTTTCCAGTAGCATCTCGCAAATCATAATATCTACTGATGCCGCTACTTGTTCTATTAGTTGCTTTAGTTTTTATAATTTGTTGATTTATGCCTAGCGTTCCTATATTATAATCTTCACCAGTGATTAATCTGTTCTGGGTGTAATAAGTGCTAGGTGCAAAACTTTTAATACTTTCGTTATCTTCACTAGTTGCAGAATTTTCTACAACACTTTTTAGTTCTAAAACTAAATTAAGAGTTTGTTCTTTATTAGTTCTATCTATATAAGGAATTTGAACATTGATGCCGATAAGGTCATTTGGGTTGATTCTATAATTTAAATTTTTACTAGTTCTATAGTAAACTTTAAATGAACCTTTTGGAATATTTCCAAATACACCATCTGCAAATATTAAACTTATTCTATCTTCTATTCTTGTTTGTATAGCATATATGTCACGTATACCTTTGTCAACACTATTGTAAATAACGTTGTTTCCTTCAACAGCATCAACTTTTGTCCATAGTGTGTTTTCATTTCCTTGCTTATCTAATGCATATAACCAAACATCTGTTTCATTAATATTATCAGTATCAATGTTAACAATAGTATTAGGTGCATTATTTGTAATATCAAAAATATTATTTTTCAACGAACCTTGTCTAAAATGCATAAAAAATCCACTGTTATTTGAACCTGCGCCTTGCCCGTTATCTCTATACACAAATGCCATTTTGTTACCTGGCAAAGGATCTTCTTCTTTTAAAGAATTTGTATCTGTATCAATACCAGTGCTGACTATTTCAAATTGTGTGCTAATGCTATTAATTTGTTTGCTGAATGTAAAACTAGGTATATCTTGATTTATACCATTGAATCGATATTGTTCAGTAACCACACCATTTATGTCTGCTTTTTTAATTGGTCTGCCAAAAGCTGTTGATACAGGCAAAGATGCGTTAAGAACTTTTATAAATTGTTCATACCAATTAGGATTAGTTCCATCATTCCAGATAATACTTTGGTTTGCTAAATTGTTTCCGTTACTATCAATAACTTCTTCAGTGGTGCTGATACTTTCAATTTTTAACAATCCATTTGCTGCTTGATTACGTTTTGGATTGTAACTTATAAGTCTTGCTAAACGTAAAATACTTTCTCTACGTTCTGCGACTTCAATAAAATTTTCTCTAGCATTTAGGTCAGTGCGGAAAGCAAGGTTTTGTCCTAAGAACGCAATCAAGTCAATCAGTGCAAGGTATTCACTTGATTCGATATAATCATTAAAATCTTCTGGATAATTTTGACGAATGTAATTTATCATTGTTCTACGGAGATTATCAAAGTCGTAACTTTGAAAATCAGCGTATTTGAAACTCTGATATATTGTTTTCCAATCTTCTGCTAAGAGAAGTCTATTTTGACGTTCTGTATTTGACATATTGCACTGTCCTCACTTTGTAATATTTATGTGATTTAATAAAGTGCGCAGTTAAATTAGTCCCGCGCTTTGATCAAATTTTAATCGCATAGTTTCACTGATACTATAAGTCAAATAAGTAAGAGCACAGTCTATTTGTATACCACTTTCATAAGTGTCAACTGTAACACTATCAACACTTACTCTTGGATCAAAGTTTATAATTTCAGTAACATTTTGTATTATAGCATCTCTTAAACCATCTGTAAGTGGTTCAAAAAGTATATCCCAAATTATTGTTCCAAATGTAGGATTTTCTAACTTTTCTCCTTGACGAATATGAAAATGATTTACTATGTCTTGTTTTATCAAATTAATATCATATAGATTAAAGCTACCACGGTCAGGATCTACTGTGCTAATGCCTTTATATTTTTTAGTCGTAATAGGACCAACAGTGTCTTCTGCTGCTTTTACTGTTATACTTTTATATAGAGGTTTATCATTTGTAGCCATAACGTATTTACCTACAGCCCGGACATGGTATATCGACTTTTACTACTCCTGTAAAAGCGTAAAAATCTTTGTGCAAGGCTTTCGATTGTTGCAGCATCTTTTGCTTCAACAACTAGAACAAATGATTTAGTTTCTGGTGTAATAAGTTGTTCATACTCTACATATTCAAGGTATGCTTGATTAGCTAATATTTGTGCTTCACTACCATATACAGCAAATTTTCCATTTATAATTTTTTGATAAGTTGTAAAACTTTGTAACTGAACATCATTTAAGTTATCAACAAATGTATTTGTAGTTGGCACTATTGCTCCGTTTTGCACAACTTGTGTATTTTTAATATTTGCTGCTGCTCTATCTGTGTTACGATTCATTTGGAAATCACCATTTGTATTTCTTTGGATATTTTTTTCCATTTCTTTAGCAGCTTTAGTTGCTGCACTCGCAATATTAGCAAAGCTAGGATCTCTTGTTTCTGGATAAGTTTTTCTATCTACTTCTTTTGCAGTAGACGCAATTTGTCTTAGTTGTGCTGCTGGATTATCTGCCATTGTCAAGGATGCAACAACGGTTCCTGCAATCGCTGGAGAGATCCTTGGTAATCCGATATTAGTTTTGTTTAATAATGCTGCTCCTGTAGCTGCTATAGCACCGTTTACTCCTGCTTGCGCTCCTTGCGGCAAATTTTCATAACCTTTACTAATATTTCCTGCAAAATCTCCAATAGCATTTGTCATGTTACTTAACACAGGACCTACACCAGGTATGTTTTGAATTGCATTTCCTAGGCCTGACAAAATACCATTAGCAGCATTACCTAATGCATTTGCAAATCCTCCAAGTGCTTTTCCAAGTCCTTCACTTAGACCTCCTAATAATCCACCTAATGCCCCACTAAGAGCTGTGCTACTCATTAGTTGTTGCAATGTGCCTCCTAATATACCTCCTATGCCTTGTGCTAAACTACTTAAACTTCCTTGTAAGCCTTGCAGAAAACTATCAGTGGTTATTTCTACATCAGTTGCAGTCGCATCTTGTATTAAAGTCCTTGCTTCTGCTGGAGAATCTGTGGGCAACGTTCCTGATCTTGTTACTCCAGATCTTGCTGCTGCTGCGGCACCGCCGCTTGCGCCACTTGGGCTGCTACCTCCAAGTGCAGGTAATCCTGGAACAGTTGGTAAATTTACTCCAAATTGTCCTGCTGTAAAATTAAGCTGATCTGCTATACCACTTTGTGCTATTGCTGCATTTAAAGCACTACTTACTCCGCCTTGAATTGCACCTTTTAGACCGCCATTTAATGCGCCTGCTAATCCTCCAACAAACAAATTTGTTTGTATTGACTGTGTAATGCTGATATCATTTATAGCTGATGATATATTAGCTACTGTCGCGCCGCTGATAAATTTATTTGCAGCACCTGCTTGACTGATTCCGTTTTCTGTTACAGCCCAACCTCTTGCATTGTTTTGAGCATAAGTAGGAACATCACCTTCTAACAATCTTTTTTCAGCATAAAGTGTTCTACTTTGCCTATAATTCTCTATAGGTGTGTTATCCGATACTACTGCCCAACTATCCGCCATAATTTACTCCTTGCCTAAATCATTCATCACTGTCCTATCAGTTTGAACAGTCCTATCTTCAGGATGTATATCTTGACTCTCAGTAGTATTTAACGAATCTGTCTTTTCTGGTTCTACTTCAGGTGGATTCCAACTTTCATGTCCGTTCCATGGTTCGTGTTGTGGCACACGCTGTGGGAAAAATGCTTTTTCTGCTTCAACTGCTTCTGCTGCTGCGTTACCTCCATTTAATTGAACATCTGGTCCACCATCTATCCATACTGTTCCGCCAGCTGTGACGATAGTATCTTCTTTTGATAATGTTTGAATATTTGCAGCGTTCATAATTGTATCTTCTCCAGATATTGTTTGTATTGAATTACCTGCATGTATCTTACCATCTACGCCTACTTTTATTTCTAAATTTTGTCCTGCTGATTGTCTTATAGATTCGTTTACAATCATATTGATATTTCTGCCAGCTTCAAAATTAATATCTCTATCTGCTGTAAAGTTCATATCAACTTCTGTATGAAAACTAATGCTATCATTTGCATAAACATCTAATTTACCATTGCTAGACATTTCAATCCAACAAGTTCCTTTGCTATTGTTGATATAAATCAAGTCTTCACTAGTATGCATTAATATCTGTGCGCCAGTCCTAGTGCGTAAACGTATTAATTCATTGTGTGGACGAGTAACATCTCCTCCTTTGCCACTGGCTTCTTTGTTAATATACTCATAAGGCGTATCAGTAGGAGATCCTTTCCTAATAAGTTTGTCGTCTCCGTCATCTATAACGAAACTACTGCTGCCCAAACGACTTGTGTGAACAGTGGCTTGGCTTTCTTTGAGTCCTATTTTTCCTTGTGGCGATCCTCCACGCTTGTCTACCGGACCAGGAGAACTTATACCAATTACAGCACTTGGAAATTCACGCTGAGCACTACTAGTAGTGACTCCTCTGATGTCATCTTCTACTAATCCTTGTTCTAATAATTGCGTTACAAAATCATCATTAATTGGACGTTTGTATTTTATTACATTATTTGTTTGTGGTTTTGTTATTGCCTTATTATATTCACCTGCTGGTAATCTTTTTCCTTTGAGTTCGCTTGGAACAACACCAGTAAGTTGTTCTGTGGCAGGTTGCCCTCCTGGCACCATAAAAGTCATTCCTTTTTCTGGCACACATGCAAACCAATAACCAAATTCTCTTGTTCCTTCAACAAATGTAACTAGAACCAAACTGCCAGGATCAGGAGGCACTGCCCAAAACCCATAACTTTTTTGTGTGTCACTGTATTTGTCATTCCTACCAATATTTGCACTTTGCGTTATACCATAAAAAGGACTTGCATAATAAACAATAGCAGTTTGTCCAAGAGTTTCTCCTATATTTCCTGCTTCTGTTGTTTTAAGTAATTCTACTTCTAAACCTCCGAGATAATAAGGGTCAGAATGTTTCAAAACACGAGCAAGATATGGTCCAGGATTACGTTCTTGTATACCTGGATCTGCTGTGCGTTTTTGTTCGTTGTTACCTACTGAGTTTGCCATTTATTTTATCCATATGGACTGTAAACTGTTTGTTGCTTTGTAGCATCAATCACTTTTACAGCCTTATCTTGTGCTGCCACTTGTTTTATATCACGTTCTTGGTTACGTCTACGAAGTAAAGTCAAGCGTTGTTTAAATTGTCCGTTCGAGAATGTGTTTACTAGACTTGTGACTCTATATAAACCACTAAATGCATCTACTGGAACAGTGTCTTCTGGAAAATCCATAGTTCCTGTATCTTCATTATAGTCAACTGGTGTTCTAAAATTAACAATTATATCAGTTTCACCTCTTTGATATTCAATATCTCCATTTTGTGTTTCATTTTGATCTATATCTCTAGCTGTATAGTTTCCCATACCGCTATCAAACACATAATATGGATCTCCTAATATTTCAAGTTCCAAACTAACTAAGTCTACGTCACTGTTTATAATTATATCGTGGAAAAGTCTAGCAGTTCTTATTTTGTTGTTGTCTAATCCAGCACCACCGCCACCTTGTGAACTTAAACGTTGTTGTTGGCTTTGTAATATTTGTCCTGTTGAACTGATTGCGCTTGTAGGATCATTAATAGTTAATTGTCCGTCTTTGTCTTGGACTACTTTAAACTGTGATCCGCCTGTTTTGAAACTTAGGTTGTTTTGTCCATCGTCTGCCATTGTTGCTGTAAAAAATGCTGCATTGATGTTGATATCAAAGCTCAAAATATCTTTGCTTTCGCCTGTGTAGATATAATTGTATTCTTTAATTGCTTTTTGTTCAAGTTGATTGTAATTCAAACCAGGATCAGTTGGTTTTTGGAAATGACTACTATGAACTAGATAAGGAACAATTTTATAATGGTAAGTTTGTGCTGGTTTTCCGTTTAATTGTTCTGTTTGCGCACCTGGTTTTATGTAAACTTCACTTATAATCTTGAACCATTCAATCATACCGTTTTCATCAGGTGCTCTTTCTTTAACATTCTTAGCCCAATCGCTTGTAAGCATCACTTCTTCAATTACTCTTGTAACTTTAGATCCACTTGGAAAAGCAAATACACGTTCGTCTGGACTAATTACGTTTTTAGCTCGTGTCATTACCTTGTTTTTACTATCATATACTTGTCCAGTTTGTGCCATAGGTGCTTGACCCATATCTGTAAAAGCATCTATAATTTTACTTCCACCTAAAACATTAACACTACCCGAATCTTGAGATAATCTAGATAGTCCTTCACCAATACTGCTTTTTGTAAACACTTGGCCAGTAATCATACTAATAAATGCTTCAAAGTCTTGTGGTGCTTGTGCTCCAAGGAAGCCGGTTATGCCTTGAAACAGGCCGTTTATATCTCCTTCTTTGAAACTTGTCAATAATCCGCCTATACTTGCACTTAGTCCGCCAGCAAAGCCTCCTCCTAATGCACCTCCAAGTGCTCCTCCTAAGGCATTTTCACCAACATTTTTGTTTCCAGTCAATGCTCCACCAATAATTCCACCAACAGCACCTTTAAGAATGTTGCCAAACAATCCTCCACCTGATCTTCTAGAACTTCTACCAGGAACTGTAGCGCCTTGATCGTTATTGCTGAGTCTTTGTGCTGGTGATAATCCAGTAGCAAACTGATTGGGGAAACTTATTACAACTTCGTCAGCACTTCTTAGTTTATTTGCTTTTCGTAATTCTTCAAACCTACCGTTTAGAATGGTTGTTAAACTTTGTTCACCGTTTTGTAAAACTTCAACTACAGAATTTCCTTTTAATGCTAAATCTGTATTGGTTCTTTCTACACTATCTAAAAATGCTTGTTCATTCCACGGAATGGCTTCAACTTGATACATGCTTCCTTTTTCATTAACACCAAATTCAACACTTGTAAATTTTAAAGGAAACATTCTTTTCAAATTACGACCATCTTCAACTACAAGTATATCTCCATCATCGTCATAACCAATAAATTCAACTGTTAACAAGAATGGTGCTTGCAAATAGTTTGTATACCCTGCTGTTGTTGCTGCTATTTGTAATGTTTGTAAAAACAACCCCATACTATAAGGTTCTGTAACACTAAATTCAATAAAAGTTGCATTTGTTGTTCTTGTTTTACTATTTGGAACCATAAGTCCTTCTATAGATACATCATCTATGAAATATTCTAATTTTTTACCTATTGCATCTTCATATACTGTTGTAACTTTATTATCAGCACCGCCACCGCTCCTAAGAATCTGTAAAACAGGTTCACTTACTCTATAAGTTTCATCTGGCATGTTAACTTCGTCAACAGTCAACACCGATAAGGTAAAGACATTGTTGAAACTTGCAAATTGATGCAAAATGTTAGGTTTAATAGTCATTAGATGCCTAAAGTTTTCTGTAATGCACTCTGTTTTGGCAAGAATATTTTTGTTCCTGCTTTCATATCAAACACAGGGTCTTTCAAAACATCCATATTACGTTGTGCAAACACCCACCATAGCTTTGAAGTGCCATACAAGTCATGTGCAAGTAAGTCCGGACGGAAATTATATTGTGCTTCTATTGTATATAAAAAATCATCATCGTCAGCTGGCACTGATCTTATTTTTAAAATATCTAGTTCACCAGTTTCTGTGATTTCAGTGTTGTTATACGGACTGCTTTTTACATAACTTGCCATTAAATAAATCCTTTATCTGTTAGATCGCCATTAACAAACTTATCTAAGCTGAATTCTGATATCCTACCTCTGCTGTATGTTGGACGCACAGTAATTGCAATAGTGCTATTACGAGGAACCATTTGGTATCTTGGAGCATATGTTCCAATTTCTTGTGCATTCTCTACAGGAACACGAATGTAATCTACATTATTTGGTAAGTCACTTACAAAACTAGTAACCACAACAGGAACATTATTCAAAACAAAGTCACCATACCCGTTCAATTTGCATAATGGAGGCGGTGCACCTTTGTTACTGCTATTACCATAAAACATTTTTGTAACACTTCTAAAGAAATGTGTTGTTGCTAACCAATATCTGCCTTCTTCTTCACTCTGCACAGGAAATTCACCAGTGATAGCAATCTCATTTACACTACTGTTTACATATTGAGGATAAGTATAGTTAGTATGAACAGGGGCAATGCTATCATATGTTGCCATGTATTGCACAGCAATAACAGGCACTATAGGAAATACAACATTATACCCTGTGTCAGCTAAAGGAGTTAATAAAGGACTAGATCTAAAAGTGGCAAGATCAGGAACACTTATTTTTACACGCCAATCATCACCAATATCAGTGTTAAGTGGAGCCATTGATGCTATTTGGGCATCACGCTTCAGTGGTTCGGCACCAGCAGGAATGTTTCTTGCTCGATGTCTACTCATAAGTTGATGTGCATTTGAGCCAGTAAGATCACCTATATTTTCTTTAGTATAGGTATTGTTAGCATTGAACTGTGATAGTTCGCTTCCATTACTTGCTGGTCTTGTTTGAAAGGTATCGGCCATTATTATCTCCTATACATTATTTAGTTGACAAAATTAAGTGCATAGTTTATTATGTTACAAAAGGAGTCGAAATTTGGCCAGGAAAGTAAATTATTTAAACAACAAAGACATGTTAGCAGAAATACATAAGTCTAAAGCAACATTTTGTAGTTATGTATCCCCAGAATATGCAAATTATGATATTATTCTACCAGAAATAGAAAAAATTAATATAAGGACAATAGCAGAAGCTAAGAGAAACAAAGCAAAAAAACAAGGTCAAACAGCATATGAAGCTGCAAAGGCTGATGGCAAGAAGGTTAAACTTGCTGAATTTGAAGTAGACTATAGATCAATACAAAAAACCGATCTAGTGTTTCGTATAATGATGTTTGATCACATACCAGACGAACCAGGACGAAAGAAAAATCCAAAAACTATTGCAGATCATAAAACAAAACTTAACTTTCCGCCTTTCCAACATTATAAGTTTGATGAAAACGATAATTTAGTTTGTATAGGCAAGTCACATTGGTTAGGAGGCATGGAAAATGGTCATTTTAGTAAAGAACATGGTAAAGCAACTAACAAACTTGCAATGATGTGGTTGAAACTTGTAGATAGATACTCTACAAGAGGTAATGTTAGAGGTTATACCTACAAAGACGAAATGAAAGGTCAAGCAATTTTGCAATTAGCACAGATAGGACTACAATTTGATGAAAGTAAATCCAACAATCCTTTTGCTTATTATACCGCTGCTGTTACTAATAGCTTTGTGCGTGTCATTAATTTAGAAAAACGTAATCAGAACATACGTGATGACATACTTGAAATGAACGATTATAGTCCAAGCTATACAAGACTTCACCAAGGCGAATGGGAAGCAGCATTAAAGAGACAAGAAGAGCAAAAATCAGGTTGATCTTATTTGATCTTCTTGTTATAGTAGTATTCAATACGGAGAAATTATTTGTTTAACAAAGCAGCAGTGTTTACTGACATACATTTAGGTATGAAGGGTAACTCGCGAGTTCATAACCATGACTGTGAAAACTATATAGACTGGTATATTGAACAAGCACAAGCCAATAAATGTGAAACAGGCATTTTTTGTGGCGATTGGCACCATAATAGGAACAGTCTTAACCTAACAACCATGGATACAACTATTAAGTTGTTAGAAAAACTAGGTAATGGTTTTGATAAGTTCTATATGTTCGCTGGTAACCACGACTTGTATTACAAAGACAAACGTGATGTAAAGTCAACAGAGTTTGCAAAGCACATACCAGGCATTACTGTGGTAGATGAAATGCAAGTTATAGAAGATGTAGCACTAGTTCCGTGGTTAGTAGGCGATGAATGGCGTAGAATAGAGAAGTTACAAGCCAAATACTTGTTTGGACACTTCGAACTACCCAGTTTCTATATGAATGCCATGGTGCAGATGCCAGATCATGGTGAGCTGAAGTCAGAACACTTCAAGAACCAAGAGTATGTGTTCAGTGGACACTTCCATAAGCGGCAGAAACAGGGTAAGATCCACTATATAGGCAATGCTTTCCCACATAACTATGCTGATGCATGGGATGACGACCGTGGTATGATGATACTGGACCGTGAGAACAATACTGAGCCAGAATATATCAACTGGCCAGAGTGTCCTAAGTATAGAACAGTAAAGCTATCTCAGTTGATTGACGAACAAGAGAGTCTTATCAAGCCAAATATGTATCTAAGAGTCAATCTTGATATTGATATCAGTTACGAAGAAGCAAGTTTTATAAAAGAAACATTCATAGATCGATTCGGGTGCAGAGAAATAACCCTTATTCCACAAAAACAATTAGAAGAAATAAACACAGACTTAGATATAACACAATTCGAAAGTGTTGATCAGATTGTAAGTAAAGAAATACAAAGTATAGACACAGATAGTTTTGACAAAAAACTACTTTTAGACATATACAATGAGCTAGTATGATAAAAATAAAAGACTTAACAGTAAAAAACTTTATGAGTGTGGGTAATGTTACCCAAGCAGTTGACTTTAACAAGGAACAGCTTACTCTTGTGCTTGGTGAAAACTTAGACCAAGGAGGTGATGACACTGGATCACGAAACGGAACAGGTAAAACAACAATTATAAATGCATTATCGTATGCTTTATATGGACAAGCACTAACCAATATCAAACGTAACAACCTTATAAACAAAACTAATAGCAAAGGTATGTTAGTTACATTGAATTTTGATAAAGATGGTAACAGTTATCGTATCGAAAGAGGTAGAGGACCAAACGTTCTTAAGTTTTATATTAACAATCATGAACAAATCGAATCTAATGTTGATGAATCACAAGGTGATAGCAGAGAAACACAAAAGTCTATAGCAGAACTATTAGGTATGAGTCATGATATGTTCAAACATATCATTGCATTGAACACATATACAGAACCTTTCCTTAGTATGCGAGCAAATGACCAACGTGCAGTCATAGAACAGTTACTTGGTATTACAATATTAACCGAAAAGGCTGAATTTTTAAAAGAAAAAACAAAGCAAACAAAAGATTTTATTACAGAAGAAACATTAAAGATCAATGCTATCGAATCTAGTAATAAAAAAATTGAACAAAGTATTGAAACGCTGGCTGGAAGGAAACGTGCATGGCATTCAAAACAAAAACAAGACATAAGTAAACTAGAAACTGCTATTGAAGAGCTAGAAAAATTAGATATTGACGCAGAACTTGAAGCACATGATCAATTAACTAACTGGACTGAACTAAACAATCGGTTAACAAGCCTAAATAAAGAAAAAGCAACACTAGAAGCAGCATTGTTGAGGGCAACAAAGAGTGTTGATAAAGCAGAAAAGGACATTACAGACTTAGATGACGCTATTTGTTATACTTGCGGTCAAGAACTTCATGCAGACAAGAAAAAAGAGATTGAATCACGCAAACAAAAAGAATTAACTGATGCACTTGCATATCAAACAGAGGTAGCAGGTAAATTAGAAGCTACTATGGGCTTTTTAGATGAGATTGGACAGATAAATGGGCGTCCAAATACATTTTACGAGAGTGCAAAAGAAGCATATGAACATAGAAACAACGTAGATAATCTTAAGAATACGTTGATAAGTAAAACGCAAGAAGAAGATCCTTATCAGGCACAAATAGACGACTTGACTTCCACAGCTCTAGTAGAAATAGACTGGACGGCAGTTAATCAATTGACAAATTTGAAAGAACATCAAGAGTTTCTCCTTAAACTCCTGACCAATAAAGATAGTTTTATACGTAAAAAAATTATTGATCAGAATTTGGCATATCTAAACAATAGGCTTACATATTATTTAGACAAACTAGGCTTACCTCATCAAGTTAAATTTCAAAACGATTTGTCTGTTGAGATTACTCAACTAGGACAAGACTTAGACTTTGACAACTTGAGTAGAGGAGAGCGCAACAGGCTAATACTAGGCATGAGTTGGGCATTTAGAGATGTTTGGGAATCATTATATCAAGGTATAAATTTATTATTCATTGATGAACTTATTGATTCTGGTATGGACACTGCTGGTGTTGAAAGTGCATTAGCTGTTCTTAAGAAAATGGGTAGAGAAAGACAAAAAAATGTATTTCTTATCTCGCACAAAGACGAACTTGTTGGTAGAGTCAATCATGTTATGAAAGTTATAAAAGAAAATGGCTTTACTAATTATGAAAACGATATTGACATAATAGAATGACAGACGACACTCACGATTTGTTGATGCAAAAAGTTATGGACTACCTCAAAGCAAATGAGGAGTTTGAAACACGACCAAGTAAAAATACTAGTCGCACAGCAAGACGTGAGCTAAGAGAATTAATGAGATTTGCAAAGGCAAGACAGGATGAAATTATGGAACATTACACCGAAGTATTGGAAGGATTCCGTAAAAATCAGAAATGGCAAGGCAGAAGAAAACATCCACTTATATAGTGTATGAGTTGGGTATACAAAGGTAAAAAAGTAAACGTCATACCAGATGAATACGAAGGCTTTGTGTATCTAATTACAAACAAAAAGACAAAACAAAAATACGTAGGCAAGAAGTTAGCAAAATTTAAAACAACTAAGCCACCATTAAAAGGCAAAAAGAACAAACGTCGAGGCTACAAAGAAAGTGATTGGCGTGAATACTGGGGAAGTTCAGATAGACTGAACGAAGATGTAAAACAACTAGGCGAAAAAAACTTCACTCGTGAAATACTGCACTACTGCAAAAGTAGAGCAGAAATGAGTTACATTGAAGCACGAGAACAGTTTGATAGGCGAGTATTGGAAACAGACGAATACTACAACGGCATCATCAATGTTAGAGTTGGTGGTTCACAAAAGTTACGCCAGGCACTACTAGAATACAAATAGGCTATATAACGAGCTCTGAAAAAATCCAAGATCCAGCCGAGGTAATGCTCGTCGCCGGTGGTGTGGTATGCTCGCGTGAAGAAACATACGATAGGTTTTAAAGGATTGTGGCTCTGAGAAAAAGCAACCACAGGGTAAGTGTTTTCGCTTGTTAGGGAATAACTGCCTTCCGTTGATATGACGAAGCTAGAGTAGGAGGATACAGGTCAACCGCCTCCAACTTACGCTACACCGTATAATTTAATTTTATACGCTGCACCGTAAGAATCTCTTTTAATAAGATGGCTGAAGCGACTCGAATAATGCTCAAAAGCTACCTTCGCCCGGCAACGGGCGAATTATGACTTCACAATCTGAATAATACTAAAAGCATATGCTTTGCATATGCCTTACTAATACTGTTATCAAGAAGTAATAGTTCGTGTTGAGTGTAACGAAAACACAGATGAACGTTAGTTCATCTTATAATACTAAATACACTATACAGTTGGAACACTTATGAATGAAAATCCTTGACGTAATAGAACACAAATCAACAATTAGTTTAGAACCTCTTAATGAAGAAACATTCAAAGGATTGAATGTGGTTAACCTTGACTTTCCTCTAGGTGAAGTATTTCCAGTAGATGGTCCGTCAGGAGACAGATTTGCTGTTGGGTTAGGAACAAATGAAATAATCCAATTTGAAGCACAAGGCAGAGTAACTGCAAAAGAACAAGCAGAAAATTTTTTAGCAAAGATAAGAGAAGAAAATACTGTCACTAGGAATGGTAAACAAGAACCTAAGCCTTTGACTAAGGAGATGTTAAAAAAAGCAGCACGAGCTACTCCTACAGCAACCTTAAGAAGTTTAGCAGGATTCAAACAATCGCTTAGTAGGTTGGCAGCACAAGCAAGTGCTTCTAATTATGCTGATTTAGAAAAAATACCAAAAGTAGGACCTTTTCTAAATCATATTATGACCTCGCCATCGTGGAAAGGATTCTTTAAAATAGTAGCTGCTGTAGGCTTTCCTTTAATGGCTTATGCAAACATGATCGAAATCATAAATGAATTGCAAACAGAAGCAGAAGCTACACAAGATCAAGAATTAAAAAAGAAAAATTATGAACTTTCCAATATTTTGATTGGACAACTGAGTATACAAGTTTTGCTTGTGTTGTTTATAATATTTAGAGACGCTAGTTTGTTTAGGAAAGCATTACGTGCAATTAAGTGGACAGTAAGAGCTATTCAAGGGGCCGCAGCACTAACTGGTGTAGGAACTATTCCTTCAATAATAAGTTTGTTAATAACAGAAGCAGGATGGTTAGTAGCTGGCTTAGTAA